GAGCCACCATACTGTTGCGACACCTTTGCAGTGTTGGTTATTGTGTATGGCTCGCGAAAAATTTGCGTACAGTTTTTCAACCTACGTACCTTTTTACGAGTTTCAACCCCAACAGCAGAACCTTCAGCAATTCCAGCTATTCCATTTTCTCTAATGAAATAGTCAGCATCAGCAAAATTAGCTTCTCCGAAACCATTGCTTCCGCTATGATTTTGATAGCCATAATAAGATGTTGCAGTTCCAGCATCGTAAAATAGACCAGCATTTGCAACATAACTTAATGTTAGCACACCAGAAGCGTCTGCCGTAATAAGGTCTGAGCCATCAGCGCAAGCTTCTACTAAATAAGCATCAAGACTACCATGAACGTGCGCTCCAACAAACTGAGCCATTTTATCTGTTGCGCTAGCATGATTTACATCCTTACCAACAGCAATGCAAATAAAATGAGTAACAGCAGTTTGAAGAGCTGCTGAACCACCTGCAATGCTAGCAGAATAAATACCACCAACTTCAAACAGTTCCATTTGAGCTTGTCTTTCTGCAATTAAGATTGTGTGATGACCATTAATGCCACCTGATGCCGTATCAGCAACATCTGTAGAAGTTACATTAAACTTCTCGCTTTTTTTAATCATGTACTCGTCTTCCATCCACTCAAATATAGGGACTGGAGTCAAAACTGACTGTTGTCCAAAAAGTGAGAAAATGGGAGTAACATTTGGATTGTAGTAGTGGATTTTGTCACCTAATTCCAAGACCTGTCTTTGAGACCCGTCTGAAAATTGTAACGCAGTTCCAGCACCATAACTAGTTGTAGACATTTCTACCTCCGTTTATGTTACAGCAATGCTACAATCCTATATAGATTATAGCACTACGTATTTGTATTATTAAATTCCATAATTCCTTTCCAAAAATCATCAACTGCTTTTTCTTCAGGTTCAATAGCTTGAGGAGCGTTACCACTTACAGAGGCCGCGCTATTCTGCTTGTTTTTAACCTTTGGAGCCTGTTGAGCTACTTCTGGTTTGGAATTATTCCCTTTGTTAGACAATGTTTTCCAAATATTAACTAAGTTCTCCTGAGATACATTATTTGGGTCAGCCATAAATTGTCTATATTCAACAATATCTGTATCGCTTAACCCCATTTTCTGTAACTCTATAGTCTCTGCGTCAAATGCCTGAGACTCAGTAAGTTCAGACTTTAACTTTTCAACTTCTAGCATGGCTTGAGTAGCGCCCTGACTTATAAGCCATTGGTCATGCTCTGCTCTCCATTTTGCGGAGCTAGAGTTATCAATGCTTTCATCGAGAATATCATAATCATCTGGCTTAACAGGCGGTGCATTCATATCCCTTTGTTTTTCTTGAACTGATTCTGTCAGTTTTTGAACTACATCTGGATTATTTGAAAGAAATTCATCTAATTGCGCTAACTTTTCATACTTACCTTTTTCAGCAGTCCATTCGTTTTTATCTTTATCAGACTTTGACTGAAGTTGTTTGTATGCGTCAGCGAGTTTTTGAACTCCTTCTTCATCATTTGCGAATTTATTCTCAATTAACCATTGCTCAACCTTAGATTGTTCACTTGGTTCTTCATTGTCATTATTCTCATCAGGTTTAGTTTCTAGAACTTCTTCTTCCTGAGGTTCTTCAACCTCTGATTCCGGTGAAGAGCCTGAGTTGAACTCATCAAGTTCAGCTAAAAGGTTATCTTCGTTCATTACTTCTTCCTGATTGTTTTGGTCTTCATTTGTCATTCGATGCTCCTTTAAAGTTATCCGCTATGCTTGCGGAGCTTTTGGTTCTGAGTTAATCGTTTGCTTTGCAATAGATAGTTCCTCACCGACCATGCGAGTCCTATCTCTTTGTCGCGCTTCTTCCAGCTTAGCATTTGATTTGATTTTAGTAACTGCCTCACTTACAGGTTTGGTAGCTTCGCTAATTTCAGCTCTCATGTTAGCATGGAATACTTCGCGCTCTCTAGTTTGCAAGTCACCTTGCATTGTCTTGAGTTCTTGTTGCGCTTGTTGCAATTGCGCTTGTAAGTTTCCTATCTCTCCCATTCTCTGCATAAGCGATGATTTATCAATATCGCCTTTCATATTCATAATAACTTGAGTTTTATCATAAATACCAGCACTTAGAAGAGTTAAATCTTTTTGAAGTTCAGCCATTGGCGACTTACTTCTAGTAGAACCGACTACAACTCTTACATCGAATCTAGCCGTTTCCATATCATATAATTTTTTTACTGCACCTGTTTTGTCATCAATAACAGGAATATTTAATCTTACTTCATTCTCATCGCCTGTAGGGCTTACAATTCTTAATGTTCTCTGTTGTTCATAAACATTAGGCATCCATTGAGTAACAACCTTTGCAGTTCTTGTAAGCATATCATATATAGGCAGTATTTTCCAATTTTGTTTTCTTGATGATGATTCATCCATTATTTGCGCTTCACCAACAGTACCGGGTGCGCCTTGGGCATTTCCCTGAAGAAACTTATAAGCGCCAAAAACTGTTTCTATATCAACCTCGTATCTGCCTTTTTCTGCGTATAAACTTGATGATACTGCTGGTGGAGCAAATTCTTTTATTTTACCAGATGCCAATGCTCCGGGGTTAGCCCTTATTATAGCATTTGGTATATGCCACTTCTGTATTTCGCTAGCATCTATAGCGCCATCTTCATATAATAACTTAAAATTAGTAGTAGCATTGGTATGAGATATAATTAAAGCCTCAGTTCTATTTAACATTCTCTGAGGAGTCTTTGCATGACGAACATCTCCACTTGGATATGGTGTTCCGGCGTGTTCGTTACAGGCAACAGCTATAGGATATTCAGAGATAGGCAGTATTTCATCGTACAAAACAGTATCTCCAACAACAAATACTTCTCTGACCCTTGTTTTATAAACAAGTTGCTCTGTAATAATTCCTTGTTTAATAAACTCTTCGTATTGCTCATCTTTTACAAGTTCCTTATACTCATCTCTTGTATATGACTGAGTTCTTCCAGTATTTGTATCTAGAATAAGAGCATGAGGAACATTTACTTTTACAAAGTAACAATATTTTCTTACTCTACTTTGATGGTCTAGTACACCATTTCCTTTTGTTTCAATAAAATCTCTTGAATATTTACCAGAACTTTGTTCGTTTCTATAGTGGTCTTCTTTAGCGTCTTCTATTTCTTTTGCATATTGAGGAAATAAAATCTTTAAGTGTTCTTTTGTATGTAGGTCAGAGTATATAATTGCGCTAGCGTCTGAAAAATCTGGTAGGGAACTGTTTGGGTCAACAAATATAGACTCAGGTGGCATTCTTTTTACTTTGATTGTTCCAAGTCCACCATCTCCTTGGTAATCAGGGTATATATACATATAAGCTATACCCTTAACAATAAAATCTTTACAAGCCTGTCTAAAATGTACATCCGCATCAGATTCGTACCATATTTTATCAAGCAGTTGGTCAAAGACGAACGCCGCATCATTGTCTGTTTTGCCCACAGCGTGAACATCCCATTCAGGAGCAGATGCGGCGATATTCGCTAGAACCTGCTCGACGGCGGGACGTATTTTGTTATTAGCTTCGGGGGGCTGACCCACACTAAGCAGGTAATTCTTTTGAGACCTTGTAAGTTGAGAGCCTAAATAAAACTCATGGTCTTCCGCCATTTGATAACGATATTCGCTAGAAGAGCTTTCGAACAATAAATAGTCCGACCTTACCTCTTCCGCCGAAATTTCTTTTGTTTCTAGCTTACGTAAGTCTAACATATGTTATGTTATAATCTTACAAAACTAAAACCCAATATTCAAAATTTTTTATTTAATAAAATTAAAGTTGATATTGGTACTAATAATAACTCAGAAGTATTATCATCTCCGCCATTTACTTTGTGCGCTAAGTCGTTTAAATACATATACTTAACTGCTTTTCTAAGTTTATCAACTCTAAACATCAGCATAAACTTTACATCATTTTCTATAGTAAATACGTGAATCCACCACTTTGCTTCTGTTGTTGAAATACCTGACGGCTTACCTCTAGACTTTATTTCTATCGCCGCATTGCCAGTATCAGCCCATATATCTCTTTCAGTTTTTACTTCAATACTACCTTCACCTTCAAAAAGGTTTCGTATTTTTTCTTCGTATATTTGACCAAAGTCTAGGTCAATGTCAAAGTTTCCCACTATGCTTCGACAAAATCTGCTGCGCTAAACATTTGACCAGTCTCCCAGTCAACTTCAACTATTGGCGGTGGAGCCATCCAGTCTCCATCTTTATTCTGTTCTACGTCAGGCGCCCATATATCATCAATAGCCCAGCGAAGTGCATCTAGCGTATCTTTTTTAAATGTACCATGCTCTTTGAAGTTTAACAACTCTGTTTCTAGCTCTTCATGGCTTTCTTTTAGAAATACAGAATGAGATGCAAAATGAGGTTGCATTTGTTTTATTCGGTAATACTTAGCCTTTATAGCCTTTCTTGTGTTTATATTATAAAACCTTCCAGTTTCCTTCGAGTGTCTTCTAACATAATCTGCTAGCATAACATGACCAGTCTCTTCAATTTTAATATCTCTAGGATGATACATATCTGCTAGCTCAAATAACTTGTCTGCTCCATCCATAGGAGCAACCTGACCTCTAAAGTAATCAAGAACATATATATTATATTCCTTATCTACAGCTATAACCATAATAACAGTATAGTCAGCTTTTACATTTTCGCTTGATGCTGGGTCAACTCCCAAGAAAATATTTACTGGTAACTGAACTCTTCTGCCTTCATCAGTTCTCATAATAAAACTTTGGTCTTTTTCATACATATAACGACCTTCCCAGTACCTCATATCTTTTTGTTTGAATATACGAAAGCTGTCATCAACCGGAATGTTTTGATACTCTTGGTAAAAATATGCAATATCACCTTCTGACTTTAATCTTTCTTTTTCTCCCATTAACCATGAATAAGGTCTTCTGTCGGGCCATAATACTTCTACATTACCTTTCTTGTCTGTAAACTCATTACCTGAAGTTGCAAACCTGCCATGAGGTAAGTCTTGTGGAACTGCTTGAAAAAATAAAGACTTCCAACCCTTGACCTTATAATTACCTTCTTTATCATATGCTAGAGGGCCAGCGATTCTGTTTAAGTATGCATCCGTATCTACGATTGTACCTATAAATACAAGCTTTGCATCTCCACTACCCGGAATAACTGCGGCGTTTAGCCATCTTCTAAATTTATCCCTTGCAGTAGGGGTAGTGCTATTTGACTCACCTTCTCCATCATCGATTATTGTTAGAGTTGGACGATATGCACCATACTTTAAACCACGAACTTTTTGTCCTGTACCACGTATAAGACACTTGCACATAACATTTGGTCTGCCACTTTCATCTATACCGCCTACTATTTCTTTTTCTTCCTTACCCCATATCGGGCCTTTTCTATCTCCAAAGAAGTATTTTATCTTAGGATTAAATTCAATCTCGTTACCAATTGCTTCTAGGTTATACTTTGACTGCATTTCAGATTCTGAAATCAACAAAAGAAACCTTTCTTCACCAAAAAGTATTCTATGTAAAGGATATATTAAATTTATAAAGGTAGACTTAGCATGGTCTCTAGGCGCTACAACAGCTAGCTTATCTCCGCTATCCATGTCAATTAGGGTTTTTGCTATTTCTCTATGAAAATCAGGTGATTTAGACCTGCAATGATAATGCATAGAGTTATCAGGGTCTCCAAATAATACTTCAGCAAATGTAAATATATCTAGATACATTAATTCTAGCATAGATTGTTTTGTTTCAGCTTTCGCCATGCTCACCTGTAACTTTTTGTAATAAACTTAATTGTTCTTTATAAGAATCTAGTTCTTCAAGTAATTCAAGAATAAATTTAGCAACTTCACCATCTACAAAATACTGCTCATTGTCAATATTTATCAAGCCCGGCTGAGATGTGTCTACATCTTTACTCTTGGACTCTTGATGATGTGTGAATTTCTTCGTTTCTATTATCTTTTGTGCCATACGTTGTTTCCGCAATAGACTTTCTTACAGTAGCTAATTTTTTTATATCACCATCAGATAATGCAAATACACCTTCAATTTGTTCTTCTTTCTTTTCCTTGGTAAGATGTCCAAGCATATCACTTACCCTGTTCAATGCATTTAATTTAGTAGCTGGGGGTATATCTATATCTTCAATAATATTCTTATATTGACTCGCAACATAATCATCGTCCATTCCTAATGCACTTAGCTTGTCTCTCATATTCATAGCAATGTATTCCCTTATGTGTTTTCTTTTTAATATACCCATACCACGACGCAAAGCTTGCTCAGGGTTATTATCTTTATAAATTGACTGGTAGGCAAGAATAATAGACTCAGAATCCCACATTCCAAGCTTATCTGTCTTACCTTTTAAGAATAAAGCATCTACAAATGTTCTTTGTTTTGCAGTTGGTCTTACGTTTTTTATTAAATCCTTTCCAAAATAGTATTTATCACGATAATAATTTGGTTGTTCCTGAGCATATACGTGTTTTTTATGGACACCGCATTCGCCGTATCCAGTACGAATAAAAATATAAGACTTTTTAACGTTTGAAGGGTTTTCTTCTCTTCTTCCAATAACCTGAATAACCTTTCCATCCTGAGTTTTTATCCAATCGCCTACTTTTGCGGTTCTCCAGTCGTCTATTGGTGTTATATTTTCTTGTTTAGCCTCTTCTTCAGTATATACATCAAACGTTTTGCCCCGACATTCAACTTTCATGTCTAAGCATTACGTACTTTTCTGGCAATTGACTTACTGTATGTAGCTTTTCTACGTGACCTAGCGTTTGCAACGCGTTTTTTTCTATTTGTACTAGCTTTTTCGGAGGGAGAAAGACTTTCTCTAACAGATTTTGGCAGATAACGACCTCTTTTTGACTTTGGCTTCTTTTTATCGCCTTTTGAAACATAATCCCACTTTTGGTCGCCCCATTTTTTAAGCTTGTTGCCAGATGATTTCTTTCCAGAGTAGGTTCCGCCAGCATCTTTGTAGTATTTAACAGCAAGTTGCATAGCTCTGGCAGAGTGTTTTCCACCCATTTTGGCTTTTGCCCTAGCTTTTGCCCTAGCCCACTTTGCGGGGTCTTTCTTTTTTGCTGTTCCTGCCACTATTTTTTCTTTTTCTTAGACTTCATAATTGCTTGCTGTAACTTTTTTGGTAAAGTTTTCTGCTTAGCACTTAATATAGTTTTTTTTTACCTTTTGGCATTTTAGGTTTAGTAGCCTTTTTTGACTTACTCATTTTTTTATATTTTTTACCCGGCATGATATTCTCCTATTTGGATTTTTTATGTCTGTTTGCAAAGTTTCTAGCGGCCTCAACAGAACCAAAGCCCCAAGCTTTTAATGCTAGCGCTTTTCTTGTTGGTCGGCCTTTCGAATCTTTCATTGGCCCTTTCATTCCAGCAAATCTTGCGGCGAAAGAAACTCTTCTTGGATTGGTTCCGCTTTTAACAGGTGCTTTTAAAGTTCCGCCAGTCTCTCTTTTATAACTAGCTCTGCCCTTAGCATTGAGTCCACCCTTGGGATTCTGTCCCTCTTTGCGTCTCCATGCTGCGCTTTTTCCTTTTCTAGCACTTGTTCTTTTTCTGATTCGTTTCATTAAACTGGAAAATTATTTTTATCCTCTACTTTGAAAGATACATACTCTTTACCCGATTGACCAACCTTTTTCCATCCTGCAACCTTAACTTCTCTACCACCAACTTTACCTTGGCCTGTATAGTCTGGCTGAGTGTCTTTAGTTTTGTTATCGTTGTCAAAAATAGTGAATGTATCATCTTTTATTTCGTATGGCATTGTTGCTCCTGATTTTGTTAAAAAAATAATTTTAGCCCCTGTTTGAATATACTTCAAAGTAAATTAGTTGGCAAAGCAAAAAAGGTTGAGTTCGCAACCTGAGGTTTACTAAACCTAAGGTTTTTTATACCTAAGATATATATACTTCTACTTCTTCTTCTACTTCTATATGCATGGCAAGGCCATAGCTAGGCTATGGCAAGGCCCCATTTC